GTAGGTAAACCCTTTCATCGGTGGTAACGCCTACGGTCCACATTGCATTTTTCATTCTGCCGGCTCGTATGTAGCTTCAAAGATATCTGGCTTGCAAGCATAGAACTCGCCTTGCACACCCTTGATAATCCAATCGCCTTCTGTAGCAATATGTTTGACAGTCAAATGGACACCGTCTTCTAACGTGCCGATCTCTGCTTCAGCTGGACTGGTGTCGTGTTCCTTACGAATATTGCCTAATGCATCTCCACAAAACTCTTCTAGTTGTGCAATAGATGCATCATTAAATGCAAATCGAACTGCTTCGATTACTACAGGTTTTTTTCTAAATTTCATTCATAATCCTTTCGTTGTTTTTTATCAAAGCCCATACTATCAAACAATTCTTCCTTGTCTGTTTTATCCATTAAAGATGCCCACGCACGGATATCATCTATCTTCATAGCAGGATGTAACTCTGCTAACAATTTTTCTATCTTAACCACCTTGGTCTTTTTTCCTGCGGCAATATAAGGATGATAGGCCGATATCCCAACACCAATGGATGCAAATAATTTCCATAGTAAAGGTTTATGATCCTTGCTTAATAACCAATGATTCTTATTAATTAATTCATTAGTCATTTCTAAAAAATGTTCTTGTACATCTCTGTCCCCTTGAACACTTGCGGCATATCTCATAAGAATAAACGGACTGAACTCTTTTTTCTCTTCCGGAGTTAATTTATCATAAAAATTATAATCTTTATGATCAATTGCATACAGTTCTCGTTTTATATCAAGTTTCGCCATTGTCAGGTTTTAATCCGTTACTATGTTTATCAGTTGTTTTTTCTAAATCTTGAAACATTCGTTTTTCTTGTTGCGTTAACTTGTCTTTGTGTGTTTTACGAGGGTTACCACACAAATAACATTCAGGGTTACCACAATCCATTGCATGTCGTTTATTATAACGGTGCGGTTGATTAATCTCGCTAGGATTATACTCGCTAACTCGATGGTTTTTAGCTATCGTTGTTTGTTTTTTAATTGCAGTTTCGTCTGCATGAAGCCGTTTACTGTGATTGAATTTGTCCTGCTCGTGACTCATTTTCTGCCTTTTCAATAACTTCTTGAAGAATACTTTCAACAAATTTATTAAGAGTTACATCTTTTTCATGTGCTCTTAACATAAGTTGAAACAATTCTTCTTTTGGCAAATCGATTGGTACTGATTCTCGTCCGTCTAAAGATTCTTTATCATTCATTGGGGGTCTCCTTGGTCAAGTAATATAACATTTTAACACGATCAATTGCCTGTTGTAAAGCAGAATTTCCTCCGCCTGCATCTAATATATCAATCCATAGATCTATATTGTGTTTAATATCTAACGGATCTCTTCGTTTGCGTAAATTATAACCAACTACAAATTGTTCGCCATCTCCGTAATGCCCGTAGGTAACATTACCAGAGGTAGAATACACAATAGTTTCGTTTGGTCGTAAACTTCCCATTTTACCAACATTTAGTATAGTCAACTATTTCGCATTGGCGACTTACTTCTTTAACGAAATAAGCACAAAGAGGTTTGTTCCCGCCTTCTAATGGTGTACATAAAAGTTGACCTGGCTTCATTTTAGGAAAATACCATTTTACATCTTGGTATACATTTATAATATCAATGTCATGAAATTCTGGTCGGAATCCTGATAACGGGTTAAAACAAAAAGTTCTAAACCCTCTATCATTGAGACTAGTAATTGGTAATACTTCCATATCGGGACCTTCAGGATCGCCGACAATAGTACACCAGTCTAATGGCATAGTGAGTTCGTATTTGCCTATTCGTAGTACTACTGCCGGCCCTGTGAAACTTTCCAAAAAAATCAGTGGGATGTAAAAGTAGTCCGGATTTTGATTATCACTGTTATCCATGACCGCGAATCTCATGTCGTCTTCAATTTCTTCCGGAAGATCATTGAGATAGAACGTCTTGTTATCTAACGTTAAAATTTGCATTATTAATATTTTACCTTTTCTATTGTAAACGGATATTGTGCTTCTTTGTAGAATTTTTTTCTTTCCGTTAAGTGTTTTTTAGCATACTTTGTTGATGCTGTCAAGTCCCAGATCTGGACGAAGTCTTTGTCTTCTGCTTTTCTAATGCCTCGCCCAATGCTTTGTATAACCCTTGTAAAGCTCTTTCCGGGTTCCAAAAGAACCAGATTAAAAATCCTAGGGATATTAATACCAACAGCGGCCACACCGTAAGTCGCCACAATAATCTTGTTAGTGCTTGTTTTAATTTCGTCATACTCTGTCTTTCTATCTTTAGTTTTTACTTCGCCAGAAACAAACACACTATCTGGTATTTCATTTACAATGAATTTGCCAGACTCAATCCTGTCTACTAGTACTAACGTGTTGCCTGTTAGCGCAATCTCTGTAATTAAATTAGATATCCATTCCATACGTGTAGCGTCAGTAACCAAATATTTTAATTCTTCGGGATAACTTGAAAATTCTTTCCATTCAGCGGTCTGAATAATATTAACATGACACTGACTTAAGATTCCTTTTTCTTGTAACTCATTTGCAGTTACCCTGCCAACTACTTCTCCTAGGCTTGCACGTATGCTCTGAAACTCAAAATCAGCTTTTGGAACAGTCCCAGTTAATCCCCAACGTATAGGTGCATTCGCAAGATTATGAGTAAGTAGAGTTTTTAAAACTTCTGCTTTGGCCATATGAACTTCATCGACAATGACACAATTTACTCCGTCGAGGAATTCTGCCAGACTTAAAATTTCATTGTTATCTTTGGATTTTTTGTCTAAAATATTGAGACTTTGCCAAGTTGCAATTGTATGTGTTTTGCCTATATCTTTTCTGTCGCCGTAGTATACACCAACATCTAGTCCAACATTAACAAAGTCTTCTTCTGTTTGTTCTACTAATGACTTGTTAGGAACAATGATAATACTTCGACCATATTTTTCCACAATTTTTGCCAAAGTTGCAGTCATAATAGTTTTTCCTGCACCAGTGGCAACTTCTTGTAATGATTGTGGATTCTTTAAAAAATTATTAACAACATCAACTTGATCATCTCTCAAACGAATTGGCTGTGCTTCAAATCGATGACCTGTAGGCCAGCATTTTTTACCCCAGAAATCTTCAGAAATTTCAGAAAATTCCAGGAAAGGTGCGGACCTGCGATCTTCATATTCGATGTGATAATTTCTATTAGTTAAAATTTCCAGCACCTGTTCTAGCATACTGAGGTAGGTAGTTCCACCTAGACCAAAAAATGCAATAGTACCGTCCCACCGACCCAATTTATAGGCAGGTCGGTACCTTGCAGTAGGGTCCTCATACTTAAATTTCTTAACCAGTGCTTTACGTGTATCAAGGTCTAAATTTTCTATCTTGATATTGACTTCGTCTTTAATAATAATTTTACAGGACGGCAAAGTCTGATTCCTTAATTTTGTAATTTACAACAAAATGGTGATTTTTTAGATAATTTGACAAAGTATAATGAACACCACTTAATCCAAAATTAAGGACTGATGCAATTTCAATTTTTGATTCAATCAATGGTTTAGGAATCCTACCTGATACAAAGAAAAATTTAATTTTTTCAGATATAGGATTATTAACTTTTGAATCTTTGATAATTTCGTTGGCAGTTTTTCCTGTAGGACCGTCTAATCTAAACAACACACTCATATCCTCTGTTGGTATACCGTATTTCATTAATGTTCTTATACAGTACCTCAAATATTTTAACTCCATACCCCCAGGGATTACAATCAAAGTGGGAGAATTGTAACCTAGTGTATTTAGAAGGTCCCTAAATTCAACTTCTTTCCCGTCAATTTCAATATCTTTACCAAATGGGGTAGTAACACATTTTTTTGTAACTGGGGTGATATCAATATTTTCTAAAACTTCCCCAATTTCGTCAGACCATAAATTTATTCCGTATTTTTTGGCCTGCATTAGTACTTCGACTACATCAAGACTGTCGGGCTGTGGTATGTTTTTAGAAACATTCGTAAAGATAAACTTATCCTCTTTAAAATTTACCATTGGAACATAGGTTTCAATTGAGTTTTCAATTTCTCGTAGCTGAGCCAACAAATCTAAAAATTTATCATCCGCATAAAATGACGAATCCATGAGATTTGATGCCACCCATGCAATGTGTTCCTCACGTAGGTTGAAATCCCATGATTTTGATTCAGGATTCCAATTTATAGTCTGACCATTGGAAGATTCTTTTGAAAAGAATTCTTTATATTTGCGTATATTTTGCACTAGTCCGTCATCATAGGGAAAACTTACGGAAATTACCTGCTGATTACCAATTTCTTTCTTTTGTATGGTAATTGTTTTATTCTTTGATAATACACGTATAGGTAGTTTATACCGGGGATTATCAATAGAGTCAGAAATGTCAACTTTTAAGGCAGAACCAAGAGAATTTTGGTATTTTTTGATTAGTTTTACTGCCAAATTGGCCTGTTTTTCGGTGAAACCGTAACCGGTCATAGTTTGCATGGATAAGCTATGCACTATCTTTGAGTCCATATGGTGCAAATGTAAAACGGGCTCAATAAAGAGCCACTGTCCATCCCCTGCTAGTCGCTGAATAAGATCTTCTATAAACATATTAGTCTATTAAAGTGATGCATCTTCTAGGCCTGCGGTTCTTAACTTTATAATATTACTCAACTGCCATTGCTTAATGTCTAACCCTTTGATAACACCTAGCCATTGGTTTCGTAATAGTGCAAATTCGTTGATAATTTTTTCCATATCGACTACATCAGGTTCCCCGTCGACATATTTTTCAACATCTCGAGAGCTCAATGCTCGTTGATAGTTTTCTAGGTATTTCTTAAAGCATTTTGACCTTAAGCGTCGAAGCTCTATATTAAGGTATTCGAGGATAGCTTCAATTTCTTGAAGATTATTAAAACGTTGTTCAACTATACCAGGCAAAGCAGAGCTGGACTTTTCTATGTTACCATAGATTTTGACTTCAGCTCTAGCTTGCCCAAGTTCGGCATAGAAATAGTCAATACAAGCAGGCAAAAATGAAATATCTTTGCTGACCCTGGCGTACCATTGAGACACAGTTACTCCTCATCTTCGTAGTAACTGTCATCTTCTTGATCGTCGTCAAGTTCTTTAAACTCATTAATAACCGTTTTAATTGCATCATCAAGATATGGGTCATACCCCATGAATCCTTCAAGTACTTCAGCATTAATGTCCTTACCTAACAAAAAGTCAACGTACTGATTGGCTGCCATTTCTTTATTTTTGTCTGGAATGTATTCGCGGAACGTATCCCAGACTTCCATTACTAAACTTTCTTCCATTATTCTACTTCCTCAGTAATATGTGTTGTAGTTAAAGATTCTGCCGCCTTGGCATCCCACTCGTTCATGATAACGTGTAGTTTATCTTCAGTCCAATTCTTACGGAACTCTGCAACAATTTCACCAGTTTCTTTACTAGTATATGCTAATTTATTCCCGACTTTAGATAATACACCCATTTTCTCAAACATGTCAACTAATCCGGATGTAGGGCTCATACCAGTTGAATATGGAATCTCAACTTGAACACTTTCAAACGGTTTAGCATAACGTGTCTTCATGATTTTACATGCGGAACGGATACCTAATACATCACTTACTTTATTACCATCTGCATCAGTTTTTAGTTTAAGTTTCTTCATAGCAACAACAATTGAACTTGCGTAAACAAACCCTTGGCCACCACTGATCTTGTCATCTGGATCAAACATATCCTGGCTTGCATAGGTGTGATTGGTACAAACCATACCTACGTTATAACTACCGAACATGTTTACACAGTTACGAACAAGTGATGTAAGTGCTTTAGGTTTACGACCCATATCACCTTTCATCTCACCTGCTTCAAACTGATTAACATCGGTCGGAGTAAGCAACATACCCAAAGAATCAATAACAAACAATACTTTTGGACGTTCTTCCAACGGCATTACTTTATACTCTTTCATGAATTCTGAAATAGTTTTTGCCACGTCATCAATCATTGCCATGTTAAGTTTTAGCAATTTATCTTCTGAAATGTCAACGCCGAGATCCAATAACCACTGCTTGTCTAAAGCATTTTCGCTGTCAACTAGGACAACAAAAATACCTTGTTCTTGTGCAGCCTTGATAATATTGCCTGAGCAAACATAACTCTTACCTGCACCACTTTCGCCAGCAAAAACTGTTACTTTACCCAGGGGGACTCCCTTAAAGAAGTCCCCCGAGATAAGATAGTTAAGGGCATAGTTACCAGTTGAAATCCAATCGGTTGGGTCGTTAAACCCGATTCCTAGTCCATCAATAGATTTAGTGATAGACTTACGGAACTTCGAAATATCGAAGGCCTTTCCCATGTCTATCTCCTAATTATGATTTTTGACGGTTACGAATCATCGCAAGGATGTCTGCCGCACGTCCACTTGCTTCGGATGTTGCCGGAGCAACCTCTGCTGGAGTAGTATCAAACGGAGCATCTTCTTCAGCATCAATCTCTACTGGCTTGCTAACAGCTTTTGCTGGAGCAGGTTTGCTTACTGACGATGCATTAGAATTATTAGAATTAAAGCCTGCCGGCTTAAAATATTGTCCCCAACGTTCTGGATCATATGCCTCGCCATCTACTGATGCCGCAAACATTTCTGCAATAACTTTGAGCTCAACTTCGCCTGGCTTTTTAGGCAGGAAGTCTTTTAGACTAAACAATCCGTGTTGTTCAATTGCGGCAGCTTCTTCAGCACCTAATGAACGCTCACGACGAGCCCAATTAGAAGTACTGTAGTCGGCATAACCACCTTTGCTAGTTTTAGTGATTTTAAAATCTAAACCGCGAACATAGTCTGTTGGTGTTTCTTCGATCTCCGGATCTAGCAATGCATTTTTAACAATGTTAAAAATTTGGCTACCAATAATGAATCGACGAATTGGATTCTCTGGAGTTTTGCCTTCTTCTTGAAGCTTGCTGTCAACTACAAATCCTTGGAACAAATAGGACTTCTTCTTCCAATACTTACGACCCATATCTTCTAAAGATTTGTCTTTAAACCACGGACGTACTTCTGTCAATACAGGGCAAGTTTCGCCCCACATTTCCATACAAGGAACTTGTACAGTAACAGGCTTGGAGTTTGTTTCACCTTTAATACCAGCGAATGGCAATTTGATCATTGCACGTTCGATCCAGAAAAAAGTGTTGTTTGGGTCGCCATCTGGAAGGAATCGTACTGTTGCACTAGTGCCTTCTTGAATGTTCCAATGGGGGTAAATTGCGTTGTCTCCACCGCTTGCGCCGCCGGTGTTTTGTTGAGATGCTTGTTGAAGTTTTGCGCGGATTTCTGCTAAAGTTGCCATAATGTTTTTCCTTAATAAATGTTTTATATTATGCCATTTCTTCAAAGCCAACTGACTAAAAAGAAAAATGTGTGCATACGGTTAAGTATACACACATCTATTTATCATCGCAACCTGAATGGTTGCTGAAATAGGTTTATTTTGCCAAACCGGCTAATTTTAAAATAACATTAATGTCTTCGTTTTTCAAACGGCCGTCAGCTTCTGCTGAATTTAACATTGCCGAGCGGTCTGCATA